GCGTTTTGAATATTTTAGGTCAAAGCAAGGACTCTAGTAACTGTGTACTGGTCACAAGAAATTCGCTACCGAATTTTGCGTTGCAACGCTTCGCGCTCTTAGAAATCTGCGTTAACCGCAAGCGGCTTTTTCTAGCGGGCCGCTGACGCTTCGCGCTGGTCTACTCCGCTAGTGCGTTGAATGAATATGAGTATCTATTTTGTGTGCTGGTGTTGGTTCGTACACCGTGCGCTAGCCATGAGGGGAATAGTATGATTACACCTGTGTCAGGCTCGATCTCTAGCACATCTGGTGAGTGACTCAACCAATGTGTCATACCTATTTGTGGCCAAGGACGGGGGAAGAATATACTGCCTTGATCTCTGTCTGCACTTGTGTACACAACACCGCTGATGTCGTTCAAATCATGCGAGTGTACGTGAGCGTATTCACCAGGTTGTGTTTTGGTAAACCATGCTGTGATCAACCTCATGCATGTGGCTGTAGCACCTACACTAGAAAGATACTGTCTTCCGTGGTCTTCAATTTCTTCTCGCGAGCATTCTGTGTGAGGGAAACTGTTGAAGTCTAGATCTGATATGTGATGACTTCGCCACATGGGATTCTGCTGATAGGTCTGTTCCTGTTGCAGTGCTTGTAGATCCACTAGACAGTCTGCACTAACAGTGCTGGTGTATATGGGCACTGAATAGAAATCTCGCAACATGGTCTATTCCATGTCGTCTAGCATACGGGGATAGTTGTCAAAGAATTCTCGTTGATTGTAGCGATCAAAACCTGCGGCTGTGAGCGCATCTAGTCCCTGTTTGGTGAGTGTGATATAGCGTTGATCCACTATGTTTACATAGCCACGTTTGAACAGATGTGCCATTCTTTCCACACTGTCTGTGTCTGAACGATCTACTTCACCGGCCTGTGCTCGTGCTAGATCTCTATAGTCTTGTAGTTTGAGTGAGCGATCATAAGTCATCATAGTACTTATTAACTGACAGTTTAATGATTTACAATTATGGAGTAGGATCGGCTAGTGGATCTAGCACTTCGATACCATGCACAATAGCTGTGCATTGAGCGTTGTCTGAGCGACACATTACTTTGGTGCCATTGCTTACTACAATGCCTGAGCGTTCAATTGAGCCAGCACGAGTAATCATAGTTTGATATTCTAGGTATTCGTCATTGGTAACAAATGTACCATCTTGGGCACTCAGAGCGATGTCAATATATGCAGGGTTTGAATCCCTGTTGATAACGTGTATCTTAATACTTGCATACTGCTTGTTTAGAGGACACTCGTATATTTGTGTCCATGTGTTTGCCGCCATTGATCCAGCACCTAGTCTTCCGCTCATGTTATGCTCCTTATACTTTATTTATCAAAGTTCTAATTCAAGTGTAACCGAATCTTCACCCTCATCATCACACCATGCCATCCATTCACCCTCAGGTGATATAATGCCTGAGCGCAACTGTACCTTGCTCACAGGCTGTGGTTCTACATGCTGTCCTGTTGACCCTATGTACTGTGGCATAGTAAGGCAAGAGTTAGATACTACCATATACACCTTGTTTTGTTTGGCTAGTGTGCGTAGCACTACATCGTGGTAGGCATACACCAACGGGTCAAAGTATGGGTTAGGTACATTACAGTTTGCACTTACAAAAATAATTTTAGCGCCTTGGCCTGCTAGTTGGTTTACAAAATATGGATTGCCATCTGGGCTTACCACAGGTGATGCCCATACATCATTACAGATCAAACTAGATGCAATAACTTCATTGCCAGCGTCTGCATAAAACAGTGAGGGTTGGAAGCCAGGTAGATAGTGATACATTTCACCTCCACCCTGTGGTCCTCTAGTGAGCAGTCTCTTTTGATATGTGCCTACTAGGTTGCCTTGGGTGTTGTACATACGTGTTTGATTGTAGGGATAACCATCTTGTTCTCTCCAACCAGTTCCTAGTACAATACCAGTTCTCTGTTGTGCTTGAAAGTCTTCAAGTTGTTCTAAGCAATCTCTTAGGTTTTCTTCTGTGTTAGTGTCAGTCTTGTGTAGTGTAGGTGGAGCAAAGTATCCACTGAGAGCGCACTCAGGTGTAACAATCCAATCACTACCTATGTGGCTAAGAATATTACGTTTGATTGTTTTAAAATTACTCTTTACATTATCTGTAACGGGTATTTGTAGTGCAGTTACTTTTACTGTGGCCATTTGTCGCCTTTTTTAAGTTGTTCTATTCTTGACTTTATAAAACTTATTGTAGTGTGTATGTGTCCTGTGTCATGTGGTCGTATCAAACTCTTGTAGTACTCTAGTTCTTCTTCTAGCACATTTACTCTCACTAGGTCATTTATAAGTTTTTGTTTACTCATTAAATTTGTATACGTCTACGTAATAGTCGCTGTCATTAAAAAACTTACCACGTATTCGCATCTCCATTCTGTGTTTGCTTCGTAGAACATACAGTTGAGCCTGTTCTGGGTCTGCAATATTATTCAACGTCATTCTAGATCTACTTTCATTGAATTCGCATGAACTACTATTATATATAGGTTTGTGGTTATGGTCCACAGCAAACATGACTAGTCGTATATCCAATGTTTGTTTGTTACGCCAGAACACTGTGACATAATAATCTTCTTCAACAAACACTTTTTGTATCCATGGATCTACTACACCCGTCCATAGGTTTTCAGTATCGCCTGACAAAAAACTTTCATCAATCTTTGCACTAGCACTCAATGTTTGTTTTACACTTGCTTCGCCACTTGTACCTGTCCAAGTTCCTCCTAGGCCTTTTACATCAAATTTGATCGCTCCCATACGTACATCTTCTGGGTTGTTGCCGTGGCCCACCCATTCACCACCATTCCATTCAGTAGCATCAGCTAGAGCGTACTCCCATGCTTCTTTGGCAATTTGAAATGGTCGACCTTTGGCTAGATCTCGTCTGCAAGGTCCTATTCTATATTCTAGTTCTACAGCAAGATTATCTATTGACTGCTGTCCTAGTACGTCTATTATTTGTTCTTTTTTAAGTGGTTTAAGGGCATACAACGTACAGTTCTCCTCCGATAGTGTTGTGTGTAGCATGTTCATATAAGGTGTGTGTATGACGCTTATATTGCGTTTAAGACACCATTTTTGCTGTAGGATATTTCAAAGCAAATAAAGTTCCTTGTTTAGTATCTGGTATTTCAACATAGATATCACACCTGCAATATACATCGTCTGGTAGGGTCTGTGATTTACTACGCAACAGTTTCCATTCCCAGTCTTGTGATTCTACAAATTTATAAAGCTCAGTACCAAGCTCTCTCATAATCCACATTTGTTCCATACTGGTCTTAGCATGGGTCCATTTGAATTCGCAACTGCTTAGGTAATATCTCAAAGAGCGTACTCAAAGTTTTGGCAAAGGCTTCCTTTACGAAAGAACTTTGCTCCATTACGCAAATGAAATTTTTCAGCCATCTCTGTCAAAGGTGATAGAGTCATATAACGTACAATGTCATCTCTTGTTTCTTTGATGTGTGCGGCTACAGCATTTACTATTTCTCTGCCAGCCCCCTTGTCATAACTCCATACTGTATAGAACATTGCAGTGTCAGGGTCTTCAGTATTATCTAAATCTTTTTCAGTAAGTGCAACACCCTTGGTATAGGCTACACAAATTACTGCACGTGGTCCTTCAAATAGTACAGGGGCTTCTTCTGCATATTGATCTTCGTATAGAACGTATACTTCTCTTCCGTGATGTATTCTCCAATCAGCGGGTAAATGAGGACGAACCGGATCGTCCTTTGCTAAAGGGTATACTTGTTCTAATGTTTCTAGTTTAACTAACAATCAAAATTCTCCTGTATCTGTTAATTACTCGTCACCTAAATTATTAAGGAATTGTTTTAATTTTGTGCTGTCAACTTCTGCACGGATCTTGCCAACAGTGTCACCTTCGCTCGGATCTTGCCTTTCGTTGCCTGGTTCAATAGGAGCACTACCACCGCGTTTAATTTGATCAAACACAGTTGACCTACGTTGTTGATTACTTTCGTATTCTTCTTCTTCACCTAAGTCACGTATACGTAAACTGTCTACATCAAATTCTAAATCAATCTTTTGTCCAACACCACTTGAAGAACGTGTCTTCATCAACTGTATCTGATATCTACCACGCTCACGCATTGCACGGCTTGTAAAGATACCAATCAAGTTATCTGCTGTATTGATCTTAGATATACCACCACTAATATGACTATGGTCAAATTCAATTTCTTCAACCGAACTTCTATTCAACTGCGATGCTGTAACAAACAATGTGTTAAGTTCCATAGCCAAGTTACGTAGTTCTTCTGATACATATTTGTCTTTTACAAACAAGTTCTCTGCACTAATCTTGCCGCGATAGGATGCATCAAGTCTAAATAGTCAACAAGCAATACATCTACCTTCTTGCCAGTTTTGATTTCATATTCTTTTAAGAAACTTCTAATGTCATTTGCATTCTTGCCTGTTGGCATATACTTGACTTGGAATGCTCCTGACTTCTTACCAATCATCTTAACTTTCATTTCAACATCATCAATGCTCTTGAAAATGTCTCTGCTTGGAATATCTGTAGTCATACTATCTACACGCATACTAACCAAGTTCTCTGAAAGTTCAAAAGTCAAATAAATTACATTCAATCCTGCTAGTGCCCAGTTTACTCCTAAGTTAGCCAAGAACAAACTCTTACCACTACCACTACCACCTGCAAAGATATTAAGCTCGCCTCTGTTGAATCCACCAAACAGTTTCTTGTCCAGTGCCGGCCAACCTGTGCTTACTTGTCCATTTTTGTCTTTGATTGCTTCAAGTCTTGCTCTTGGATCTTGCCAGTAGTCTGTACCTAAGTCTTTTTGCAAACCAATCTGTACAGCTTTCTTAACTAGATCTTCAACAGGACCATATTCACCTTTTTCAAGTAAGTCAGCACTCTTAAGAATTGCCGCTTCTAGTGCTTTGTGTCTGCTAAACGTTTCAAAGTCTTGTAGCAACCAGTCATAGTGTTCTTCTTTAAATGCGTCTTGTGGTTGTGATAGATTACTATTAGTACTTGCATTAACCATATCAAATGTAGGCAGTGCATTGTGCTCTGTTACATAATCAAAAATAAACTTTGCAGGATCTTGTAGTCGTCTATCAAATGCTTTTGGATCAAATACGTTTTGACATCTTACAAAACTTTCTGCATCTGTTAAAAACATTTCCAGATACACTTTTTGTATTTCATATCCATAGTCTGCATTTTGTCTCACAGCCATTATTGCATTCTTCCTTGTATCATATCATATCTAATTTCTGTTAAGTCTCCAGCGGAACCAAATCCTCCTAGAGGTACACTGTTGAAACTTAAACTACTTCTTTTCATATCATTATTTACAGTTACTTCGTGCTCAAGCCAGCTAGGAAAGAGTATAATTCCGTACTTCATTGGATGCACATGATATTGGTTATATGGTGCTATCTCAGGATTACGTTTTATCATCAAAAAATCTCTGTCGTCATCTGTAAATGTAATAGGTGTTTCACTGTCATCAAAATAAAACACTCCACTAATTGTACTGTTAGGATGTGTGTGAGCAAGATGTCGTTGTGATGTTTCTTTTATGCTTACCCAACTTTGTGTCAAACCCATACCTGATATATCATATCCTAAAACTTTAATTGTATACTCGTCTAAACAATCTATAATCCAATTACGTAATGTAGCAACTTCTGGATTGTTTAACACATAAAAACTTTCGCTTCTATAACCATAGTTGTCAATTGCTTCATCATTTGTTTGTCCTGCTTTTAATACAGGAGAACTTGCTAATGGTAATTTGGATAAGAACGCAATATCGCTTTCTATATCTAAATTACACATATCCATGTATATGTTGATTGGAAATAATTGTTCTATTCTTGCCATGTTTACATTATACTTTCTTATACCATACTTTGTCAAGCGAAACTTTGGTTTTATTTTTTGCCAAAACTGCTCCTATACAACTACCCGGATCGCCAGGATTTTTTGGTACATATACTGTTTCCCAATGTCCTTTGATTTTATCTATAGCATCTTTGTTAAGAGCGCCGCCGCCTGCAAGTGCTACGTGTTTAGATCCTGTTTGTACTTTAGCCCATATACTTAATATGTTAACACAATATTCAAATATAGTCTGTGTAGCGGCCGCAATATCATACATATCCTGTTGTGTTTTTAGTTCTGGTCTCCACCAGCGACAACCTCTATGTAGATTGTGTTTCATTTTAATAAACTGAGGCTGTCCTTTTTCATGATCTACATCTATAATTTCTTTTCTTATTACTGATGATAATCTTTTTGGATTACCTTTCTTAGCCCAATCTGCAACTAGGTATTCATCACGCTGTGGCTCAAGTCCCATACGTTGTGTCATTGCACTATAAAATAAACCTAAACTGTGTGGATAGCTCTGACTGTGTATCTTTTTAAGTTTATTGTTCTTACCGTGCCATATTGTTAGTGTTTCGAATTCGCCTATACTATCTAAACATATTACTGCACAATCGTCTTGTGGCTGAGTGTAATATGCATATGCCGCATGACTCAAATGATGCTGAGTGTATTCAATTTTACATTTAATATCCCAACGTTTTAGATATTTGCGTATATCATTCTCGTTATATAACCAACCTTGACCTGCTCGTAGTTGTCGCAGTGTTTTTAAGAATGGACGTTCATACCAAATAATTTTATTAGGAGGACCATATGATTGTCGTGCTACTTCAATCATTGTCCAATTAGGATGAGGATCATTAGGCACCTTACTAAAGTCTTTTGCAAGACATGCCCACAAAAGTTTGTCGCCTTCAAATACTGAAAGGCTTGCGTCATGGCTATTGCCTACCATGCCCCATGTTATCATATTATTACTCCCGAAATTTCTTATACGCTCTGTGTAAAACATAGAACCACACTCCATTAATTATTGGTTCAATCACAGCATCTAATGCCGCTAGTTCTACACTTGTTCCTGTGATTATAACAACACATGCTATTGCAATTAGTATGTGACCCAGTGTGTAAATTACAGCAAGAGTAAAACTACTACCACCTATTAATTTTTTAATTAGGTTGTATATACCTACGCGAAACTCTGTCATCTTATTTGTATATAAATGGATCTTGTTTCTTAAGTTCTTCTATCCGTTTTTTAATCTTACGTTTACGTTTAATTTCTGTGTATGGATAACAGATCCATAACCACAATTTTTTTAGCCAAACCATTTCTTTGCTCTCAATTTAATTTTTAGTGCCGATTCTTCAGCACCTGTTACTATACTATAGAGTGTATACAGTCTACCATACTTAGCCACAGCATCTCCAATATCACAAATATCATGGCTCCATTCTGGCATACTTACACTCCAACCTTTTTCTATTGCCTGTGCTACAAGTTTAGTTCCTGCTTTATCTCGATCAGGCACAACAATAATTTGTTTTTGCAATTTGTTTAAAAGTAATGCTTGTTGATCTGATATTTCACTACCTCCTAAAGCACACCCTTCTACATGAATAGCGTCAATCTGTCCTTCACATACAATAGCAAAGACTTTATTGTGTCGTTGTTCATCTAGTCCGTATACAAATCCAGGCTGTACTTCTGTCAAATACTTGGGTTGTTTATCTGATTGAATAGTACGAGCAGTCCAACCTACAATACGTCCTTCATATAGGAAAGGAATAATTAATCTATCTCTATATGCAAGTTCTGGCGTCCAATAATAATCTGTGTCATCTAAAAATAAATTTCTATCTTTCATGTATTCGAAAATCTTAACTAAATTTTTATCAACACCTGTTGGTTCTAATGCACAGTAATCTGCCCAGTCTTGTATTTTACGTGCCGATTCAGGCAACGGCTTAGTTATAAATGTAGGTAATAGTGCTGTGTGTTCTCTAGCCTCAATACCTTCATTTTCTCTCATTACATCAAATGCAAGTTTATTAATTGCATCATCGGGTGCACCTAACCATTGTAAGAATCTACGCATTTTGTGTGAGAAAGGGCGACCCGGTTGCCAACTGGCCTTGAAACCACAATTGAAGCAATGGTAACTGATACCGTTATCGTTTTGTATAACGCCTCCTCTACCACGCTTGTCTTGTGCATGGCCATTGTGATGACAACAGGGTGCATTGAATGAAGTCCACCCACTAGGCGTTGTTTTTCGCTTAGGAGGAAGAAATGTCAGAACTGTTTCTACGACTACACTCATACTATGTATTATAGTATCAAAACATAGAGATGTCAACCTTTAATGGTTATAATATCCTTGTTTATGTAGACTTCTTTTGGCATTTTGCATTTCTACAAAGTCATGCATTAATATAAAGTGATATCCGGTACCATTAAGAACTCTAAATTCTTCAACAAACATTTTTTGTGCTTTAAGACCATAATATTCATTAGAAACATGGGCTAAACGTTTTCTTTCGCTGTTTGTAATGTCCCAATCTAAGTGTATAATGATTGCCTGTAAAGTGTCTTCGTCCCAGTCGTGCAAATTATCTTCTATGATATTCCATACGTGATCAGTTTTATTTGCAGTATGAAATTGCACTGTCTTTTTTTCAAGTGCTGGCTTTGCAAACGGACATCTAGGAATGTTATTTCTTTTTGCTACAGGTTCTGAAAGGTATTCCAGAATCCATTGGCGTATTGAATTTTCGAACATGTATGCTCTCCTTTATAGATGAAGAGAGCTATGTCTTCTTGTAACGTCACCTTATGTAAAATAATAACCTGTTCTTTGTCACCAGCCGTGTCGGACGCGAGCACTGTCACCAAAGGTAGGCGTTCCTATAAGTCACCGCTTTCTTCAAAGATATTTAGTTACGAACTAATACCTTATCAACAGTTCCGGCAGTTTTGTTGTATTGGAATCTAATATGACTAAACACACCATTGAAGTTAATATATTGTGGCTGTGTTGGATTAGTATATGTTGCACTTGCTATATCAACCCAAGCAGTTGTACCTGTAATTTGATTTTCAAGGGTGCCTTGAACTGTTACAGTACCTGTAAATCCTGTTGTGTATATTGCAGATGTGTGTAGTGCTTCATTGCCATTAAGAGCAGGTTCAGCAGTAATTGTTTCACTTGTAAATGTATCTGCACTTGTTTCACTAAATGTTTGGACGTTATACGATGCTTTAGGACCAGGCAGTGTTTCAGTATCTAAATCAATAGTTCCCTTTGTTCCAAATTGAGCATCTGCATATGTAATAACATCATTATTATTTGAATCAATCAAGTGTACAAAGTATGTAAGGTATTGTCCTTTGAGGTTAAGTGTATCGTTTGCACTAACGTTAACTGTAAATTGCCCTTTGTAATTAGGAGTAGAAGTCTCTTTGATGGTACCTGTTTTGTTTAATACTTCAGTATTATTTTCATCAAAAGCAATAAACTTACATGTATAAGAATTTAAAATACTAATTGGTTTTTGATCTTGGTTTTTTATTTCAAAAGTAAGAATATTATCTATACCTTTTGTTATATTTAATTGTCGTTGATACACTTTTCTATACTCCGTTAGAGTCCCTGCCCACTCATCTAAGACTAGGACGGTTTTATTTGTTGCTAAATACCTTGATGTTAGTTGCATATTATATTTATCGGAAACCATGTTAAGAAAAGAACTAGAAGAAAATTATCCATTCTTGAGTGTAGTCACGTATGGGGGCATAGAATATGTCGGAATTATTAATAATCAAGACAGTGCTATAACAAGCATGTATGTCTATACCAACTTACGCTCAGATATTGAGAAAAAACATTTTGTAAAATGCGGAGAAGATTGGTGGTGGGAATCAAATCGAATGATTCCTATTAGTATATTTTTGAAAAAAGATATGGACCCTTTTAAATACGTTTTACAAACAATGAATACCAAAGATGTAAAAGTTACACACGGTCCAACTGTAGATTTAAGTAATCTTGCAGTAAAGAGAGTAAAGCGTAAGAGCATTCAGCTAATACGCAAACCTAAGTAATCTAAGGGTGCTGGGCACTAACCATTTCACATAATAGATTCATATGAACTACGCATGCCATTGCATATGAAACGGCGTGTGCTTTTTTGAAATAGTACTCACCGTTTGTAGGTTTTTTCCAAACTTCTTTGTTTATCGTTTGCCAAGTTTCGTTGGCAAGATGCCTCTTCGCAGGTCGAATTATCGCTAGTGTGGCCGCTAATTGTTCTACCGAGGTAGGCTTCAATTGTTTTAACAGACTGTCGTGCCCGCTTAGATGAAAGACTAGATCGACGAAGTCCTTTTGCTCCAATAGTTCCCATAGTGGTTCCTTTTCCATAAGTTCTTGTAAATGTGCCTCATCTCTTACGCCTTGGTATATAGACACATTTAGAAAATCTAGTTTAAAGTAACCTCTATCTTCTGCTGTCTCATAATCAATTGTTGATAGATTGTCAACAGGATTATGTGGAATTTCAGTAGCATAAATTCCAGTGTTGTGTTTTTTACCTGTATCTAATTTTGCCACACGATGTTTTATCTTATCTAAGATAATTGTTCTGTCAGCAAAATCAATATCGATATCAGGCATTTATACTTTCCAACTTTTTAATTGTTCCTTGGTTGGCTCCATTGGTTTTACTTTTTCAATCTTGCCACCCTTTGCTAAAAACTTCGCCATTCTCTCATCGAGTTGTCTTTGTAATTCTGCAGGTGACGGAGTTGTATAATCTTTTTCTTTATTATTGTCCATTGTATTTCTCCAGTTTACTTGCTTTCTTTTTAGCCATATCCCATTTGAGTTTACTTACACGATCTTTAAATGTAATACCCTGTAAATGATCCCATTCGTGTAAAAAACACTTGGCACTATAGCCGTCTATTTTTACTTGTTGTTTTTTTAGTTCATGGTCATAAAACTCAACCAGAATTTCTTTTGGACGTGACACTTTAACATAGATGTTAGGAAAACTTAAACAACCTTCTACGTCAACAACTGTATCTTTAGTGTGTTGTAGTATCTGTGGGTTGATACAAATAATTGTATTTTCCTTTTTGTCACCCATTACAAACAGTTGATGATCTAATCCAACTTGATTAGCACTTAGTCCAATACCATTGTGTTTTAACATTATGTCAGTCATTTCGTCTTTAACTTTTACAGGATCGAATCCTGGATTATCTAAGTTAACTTCTTTGACTTGTTTGTCTAAGAATTCATTTGGGTAATATATTAGTTCCATTTATAGATTGCCATCCTTTCGTGTGTTATAAGTTTGATTCTTTTGCAACATCTTTTACTAATTCTACATCTTTAGGATTACGTTTAAAACGCATAGCCCAATGTTCAGGATCCATAACGTGATAAATCATACCCAACTGTTCGTCATTAAATTTACTTAGCATCTCTTTTCCGCTTTTACAGTTTAGTATTAGCCAAGGACTTATTTTACCATCTTTAATATGCCATACTGCTCTGTTTAAACTTACGTGTGCAAAATAATGATTCCACGGTGCAGGTTCATTTTCTTCTGCCCATTCCATCATTGTTGTTACCGAACGTTCAAGTGCAGTTTCAACTCCTTCTTTGCGAATAAGTTCAATAGCATATTTTTCATACATTTCTTCTCTACACCAATGATCAAGTTTTACTCTTGATGTAACAACATGATCAATATAACGCTCAGGATATAAAGGCCGCACATTATTGATAAACGAACCAAACTTAACAAATGCATTGTAGTAAGGCGAATTACAAAAATCTTCATACGTTTTTTCTTTCTTTGTTCCTGCACTTAATTTATAAAATCTCTGAAAGGCATAAAATCCAAAACGTACACGCTTCTCATCTTTTTGTAAAACCCTACGCTTTTTCTCACACATATGTACAGCAAGAGTTTTTTCTCTTGTATATCCTGTGCCACAGTATTCACATACATAAGGCTTAGAGTTTGATGTCAATACCATGTCCTTCAGCCAATTCTTTGAGTTCTTGTTTTGTAGATATTCCAGCAAGTAATTCTGCCTCTTCTTCTTTCATATTAGGGTAGATCTCTTTTAATAATTTTAATCCAGCCGCTGAATTTTTATTGTCTTTTTTCTTTGTACCTATCCAAGGATGATATTCAATTTTTCCTGTGTTACCAGACAAACACAACAACTGCCATTGTAATTTTGGATGCTTACTTACAATCATGTAATTTTTATTATAGTATTCGTTAGTTTTAAATAGAGCAAGTTCTTGTTTCTCTCTATTGCCAGCAACACTACTTACATATCTGTTCAGCAACCAAAAGCTCACTTGCTTTCGTTCATCATCTGATATTTCGTCCCAAACATTTTTTGCACCCATGTCTATGGCCGCTAGTATATCTTTTATTGGGAGTTTTGGTTGTGCCATTTTTTTAAATCCTCGGGTGTATTAATTTCTGTACCATTAAACTCTACTTCTACGCATCCTATTTCAACATGATTCTGGATCCAACGTAATTGTTCTAATTGTTCTGCCTGTTCTTCTGCACTAGGTTTTGATTCTTTTAATATCTGTGCTAGTCCTGATCTGTAACCATATATACCAAGATGCCAATCACCGTATGCTAATTTTGCTCTACAAAACCAATGTGCGTAATCTCCAGTACGTATTAGTTTAACAGTATTTGGATCTTTTTGCAACTCTTTTGGCATAGTAGTATAAGCAGTTGCCACATCATATAAATCTAACTTGTCTTTAACTGCTCTAATGATTTTTCGATTTATGTCAGGCATATCACCCTGTACATTTATTATTTTATCGTATTCTGTAGGTAACTGTGATAGAGCACCGAAGCAACGTTCAGTACCACTTTGATAATCTCTATCATCTATAATTGTTTGTCCTTCGGGAATTACTTCTGCAACTCTTGGATCGTCTGTTAAAACAAAAGTATCTATATCAGCAGGACAGTTATCATATACTCTGCGAACCATTGGTACGCCATCTAAAAGTGCAAGTGGTTTTTCAGGAAACCTTTTGCTTGCTATTCTAGCCGGTATAAGAATAACGCACGATTTCATCAATTACCCTTTCGAAGTTTTGTAAGTACAACATATTAGGTCCATCGCTAGGAGCATGTTCTGGATCTTCATGTACTTCTAAAAAGAAGTTTTTGATTCCAAGTGCAGATCCTGCTCTTGCAAGCCCAGGAACATAAGCTCTGTTTCCACCAGATGATCCACCCAATCCGCCAGGTTTTTGTACGCTGTGTGTAATATCAAAAACAATATCGGCATCGATATTATTAAGCATATAATCAAGTCCTGTGAAGTCAGTGACCAAAGTATTGTATCCAAAGCTAGTACCCCTTTCTGTGATCCATACTTCTTTAGCACCTTCTGTTTTTGTAAGTATACCTTCAACATCCCAAGGTGCTAGGAACTGTCCTTTTTTTATGTTTACTATTTTGCCTGTTTTACAAGCCGCTTTTATTAAATCTGTTTGTCTGCATAAGAATGCAGGAATTTGTAGTACATCTACTGCTTCTTTATAGTATGCCGCAATCTTAAGAATTTCATTTTGATTGTGTACGTCAGTTAAAGTTTTAATTCCATATTGGTCTTTTAAAGTTTGAAAGTCGTGCATTGTTGCTTGAAGGCCGACACCCCTTTTACCACTTGCGCTTGTTCTATTAGCTTTGTCATAACTTGCTTTGAAATAATATTCTATTCCGTGTTTATCACAAACACGTTTACATTCTTTAGCTATTTCAGCACTCTGTGCCAGTGTTTCATGTTGGCAAGGCCCTGCAATTATTCTCATTTTAGTTTCCATCTTTTATAATATAATACATTGTAACAAGTTTGTCAAGTTGTTTTTTTAATGATTGGTTAGATTCAGCAAGTTCGCACAGATGATTCCATTCACCATAATCTAATAACTTTCCCTGAGCCCTTGCAACAGCACCTGGGTCGCCGCCTATAATCCAGCGGTCGACCTCAGGTCTATTTGCATAACGAGCATACACAACTCCGTTTGCTCGTTCGTATATAAGTTTCTCTCCTTGATGGAGGCTACCCATTTACTTTGCCTTTGCTTTTGCTTTAGGTCCACGCTTCTTAGGCGTTTTTACTTCATCTTTTAAAACAAGAGGATCTAGTCCAAACTTATTTTTCAAAGTTGCAAGTAGTACACCATAAGCAGGTAAGAACACAATTAATCCAACTACAATCTTAGTTAGTGTATTGTTAAATGCAACTGCACTAACCCATGGTGCTGGATAAAAGGCTGTGTAAAAGAAAGTATATGTATCAATAATGTTTGCCGCAATAGTTGATACTGCTGGTGCTAACCACCATGCATCTGTAAACTTTTCTCTAATGTGTTGAAACACGTATACGTCAAGCATCGTAC